CCAAGAAGACGGCATCCGATCCTGATTCAAGAATCAACAAAAGTTTGAGGGCGTGGAACTGCTGATATGAAAAGTTTTCAACAATTCATCCAGGAAAGTGTCACCATCAATGGTGATTTCAATGGAACTCTGACTTATGGTGGTGCTCCTGCACAACCCGTAGGTGAGGAGTTTGTTGCTGATATTGTTTATCAAGGCAACATCCATAGAATCACTATGGTAACAGAAACTGGTATTCCATCAAAGAATGAATTAGCAGAACATCTACAGGGTGAGTATCCTGGAGCTATTGTTCATAATATTTTTACAATGGAAGAAGGTAAGTATAAAGTAAAGGATGATAAGAGATATCATCCAGCAAAATTAGATTGGGTATAAATTATGGCACAGTGGAATAAAGATAAACAAGATTATCTAAACCAGGAGAGAACACTTCACGAAGTTTACATGTGTGCCGACAGATACGGCAACATTGGTGATTGTGGAGTAACTACTGGTACAAGTGGTGGATCAGTTGATGCTTTTGGAAGATCAAGAACATCGCAACCATTTACACTTGCCGACTATACACACATTTATGGTGAAGAAGTAGAACTTCTTACGAAAACTGTTGGTGTTGGTGCTACAACCGAAGTAAATCAAAATACAGCATCTATTGCATTAATTGTTGGAACTGGTGCAACGGATCAGGTTATTCACCAATCCAGAATGTATCATCATTACATGCCTGGTAAGTCTCAATATGTAATGGCAAGTTTTAATTTTCTTGATGTAAGAGAAAATACGACAAAAAAAGTGGGATATTTTGATGATAGGAATGGAGTATTTTTGCAGCAAGCAGGAGACGGAACTGTTTCTGTTGTAAGAAGATCTTTTAATACTGGAATTGCCAGTGATACAGTCGTTAATCAGGTTAATTGGAATTTAGATCCTATGGATGGTACTGGCATTACCAGTACAACTTTAGACTTTACCAAAACACAGTTGTTTGTCACAGACTTTCAGTGGTTGGGTGTGGGTAGGATAAGATGTGGATTTGTTCTGGGTGGGAGAACTATATACTTCCATGAATTTAATCATTCAAATATTGAAGAACATGCATATTGGTCACTTCCATCACTTCCAATTAGATGTGAGATTGCTAATACAGGAGCTGCTGTTGGTATTTCATCAATGGAACAAATCTGTTCCACTGTAATGAGTGAAGGTGGATATGTTGAAACAGGTGTTGAATTTGCTGCACATAACGGACCAATTACCTTATCAAGAAACACACAAGACACATTTAGACAATGTGTAGGTGCTATCAGACTATCTAATACATTCAAAGGAATTCCAAATAGAACAACAGTTAGATTGACTGATATTGAAGTATTGAGTGATTCCACAAGTTGTAGACTTGAGATTTGGAGATTACCAGACAATAGTAATATTACAGGTGGAACTTGGGAAGATGCTAACGATGATTCTGCAGTTCAATATAATGTTGGTATTGGAACAAGTTTTACAACAACTGGTGGAGACTTGAAAAATTCAACATTACTTGCTGCAAATAATCCATCAGGAAAGCAAGCATCATCTACGGTTGCATTTAATCCAACTTCTGCAAGAAGATCTTATATTGCACAAAACATTGATGCCGATGATAGTAACATCTTTGCTATTATTGTAGAAAATTTATCTGATAGTAGTGATACAGATATTTACAATGCATTTCAGTGGAGAGAAACTAGGTAATTTATTATGGCATCAGCTGAACAGTATCTTGGTAATCCTAATCTCAAGAAGGCTAACACAGCCATTGAGTTTACAGAAGACAATATTGCAGAATATATTAGGTGTAAGCAAGATCCAGTATATTTTGCCAACAACTATGTGAAGATTGTTACTCTTGACCATGGTCTACAACCATTCAGGACATACGACTTCCAAGAGAAATTAATTACAAACTTCCACGAGAACAGATTCAACATCTGTAAGATGCCTCGTCAGACTGGTAAGTCTACAACGTGTGTGTCCTATCTACTTCATTATGCCATCTTCAACGATAGTGTGAATATCGGCATTCTTGCTAACAAGGCATCCACTGCAAGAGAACTACTTGCAAGATTGGCAACTGCATATGAGAACTTACCAAAATGGATGCAACAGGGTATACTTGTATGGAACAAAGGAAACATCGAATTAGAAAATGGCAGTAAGATATTGGCAGCTTCTACATCTGCAAGTGCTGTCCGAGGTATGTCGTTTAACATCCTCTTCCTCGATGAGTTCGCGTTTGTTCCTAACCACGTCGCTGACTCCTTCTTTGCATCTGTTTATCCTACTATTACTTCTGGTAAAAGCACGAAAGTAATTATCGTATCTACCCCTCACGGTATGAATCACTTCTACCGTTTGTGGCATGATGCGGAGAGAGGTAAGAATGAATACATCCCAACAGATGTTCACTGGTCTGAGGTACCAGGAAGGGATGCTGTCTGGAAAGAACAGACCATTGCTAACACGTCAGAACAACAGTTCAAGATTGAGTTTGAGTGTGAGTTCCTTGGTTCTGTTGATACGCTTATTGCACCAAGTAAGTTGAAGTCACTGGTGTATGAAGACCCCATTATGAGAAATGCTGGGTTGGATGTATATGAAGACCCAATAAAAGATCACGACTATGCAGTAACTGTTGACGTTGCTCGTGGTGTGGGTGGTGATTACTCTGCCTTTGTGGTTGTTGATATAACCTCCTTCCCTCACAAGATGGTGGCAAAGTATAGGGATAACATGATTAAACCTATGTTGTTCCCCAGTGTCATCTTTGAGGTAGCCAAGTCATATAATGATGCCTGGATTCTATGTGAGGTCAATGATGTAGGAGACCAGGTTGCATGTATTCTGAACTATGACCTAGAGTATCCAAACCTTCTTCAATGCTCGATGCGTGGTAGAGCAGGTCAGATTGTAGGACAAGGGTTCTCTGGAAACAAAACACAGTTGGGTGTGAAGATGTCCAAGACTGTAAAGAAGGTTGGTTCTCTCAACCTCAAGACCATGATTGAAGAAGATAAACTCATCTTCAATGATTATGAGGTCATTTCGGAACTCACCACCTTCATTCAGAAACATAACTCCTTTGAGGCAGAAGAAGGTTGTAATGATGACTTAGCGATGTGTTTAGTCATCTATGCCTGGTTGGTTGCTCAGGACTACTTCAAGGAACTGACTGACCAGGATGTTAGAAAAAGACTTTATCAGGAACAGAAAGAACAGATTGAAGCAGATATGGCACCATTTGGTTTCATCAGTGATGGATTAGATGATGAAACGTTTGTTGCTGATGGTGATAGATGGTCCAAGGCAACTCTGGATGGGTATGGTGAAACCATGGAGAATATGTCTTATATGTGGGATTCTTGGTAATGAACTTAGACGATCAGTTTGATGTCAACCATTTATTTCTTACGGAGAGAAAGTGCCGTTGTTGTGGTGAGACAAAGAACTTGATCGAAGGTTTTTACAGAACGAGGAAAGATAAGGGACAGGTCGCATCATCATATTCATACGAATGTAAGAAGTGTACGATTAAACGAATACAGAAGAGTAGACAATGATGTTCACGTCTTGTTCACGTCTCTGAAAACCCCCTATTTAATAAATATTTTCAGATAAACTGAGAACTTTAGGGAGAGAAACATGGCGACTCCTCAATTATCTCCAGGCGTACTCGTCAGAGAGGTTGATCTTACAGTCGGTAGAGCCGAAAACGTTCTTGATAATATCGGTGCAATCGCTGGTCCTTTCCCTATTGGACCCGTTGACGAACCATATCTTATCAGAACTCAACAGGAGCTCATCAATACCTTCGGTAAGCCACTGTCTACAGATAGACAATATGAATACTGGATGACTGCTAGTTCATTCTTGACATATGGTGGAATTTTGAAGGTTGTAAGAACCAGCAATTCCAACCTCAACAATGCTAATGCTGGTGTTGGTGCTGCTTCGGATTCATCACTACTTATCAAGAATAAGGACGACTTTGAATTAAACTACCAAGATTCAACAGACTTTACATACTCATCCAGAAACCCTGGTCAGTGGGCTAATAACCTCAAGGTATGTTTCATCGATAACAAGTCTGACCAAATCATTGGTATTAGTACTAATGACCTGGCTAACTACGGTGTTCAGGTAGGTTACGCTGTCACAGCACCAAAAACAGCTATCACACTTCCTGGTGATGGTTCAACATCATCATTCACTGGTGTTGTAAGAGGTATCATTACTGGGGTTACAACTGATACGATCAATAGCAATAGCACTTTCGAGGTCAAGATTCTTGAGAGAGTTGCTGATAGTTCATCAGTTTACACTAACGTACTTTCTACTAACGTATCAGTTGCTGAGACAGCTAGTGGAATCGGAACAACAAGAGTATTCCTTGATAGTGTTTCAGGTGTCACATCTGGAAATGTCATTTCATTCCCATCATACTCTGGTGAACCAGGATACACAAGAAACGTAATCACAAGTGTTGGTTCTTCCTTTGTTGATGTAGGTTCTCCTATTGGTGAGTCTGGTGAATCACTAAACGTTACCACAACTAACGTTTCAATCGCATTGACATCTGGTGATGTAACAGCTGGGGTTACAACTGTATTCGTTGACTCAATCGTTGGAATCATTACTGGAGACGTATTCACTGGAGCTGGTTTGGTTCAAGCGCCAGTCGTCAGTGTTGGAGGAACATTTGTCACACTCGACAAGGGTATCGAAGCCGAAGCTGGAGTTGGAGTCGCTGTCACATTTGATAGAGTTGGTCTTACGACTGATTCTGTTGTTGGTCAAGCAAGAATCGAATCGGTCGCAGTATCACCTGGAGCCGTAACACCAATCAATTATCAAGAGTTTAATACAGCAGCTTCCATCTTGGATTCTGACAATGTATATCTTCAGGATAATTCAGGTAATCCTACTGGTTTCACAGCTGGTATCGACGTTGCCACTTCAACTGACTGGTATGACTCACAAACCTTAGGTTTGACAAATTCAACAGTCTTCTGGAAGAACATCGCTCCTCGTCCTGTTGATAGTAACTACGTTACCTCAAGACAAGGTTCGAACGACTCACTTCACATTGTAGTTGTTGATGATACTGGAGATGTAACAGGTATTCAAGGCAATATCCTTGAGAAGAACATGTTCCTCTCGAAGGCACTTGACGCAACCGCCGATGGCGAGAATCCAACTAAGACCTACTATAAGGATTGGATTACTAACAGATCTGAGTATGTCTTCGCTGGTTACAACCCATCACAAGTAGCTGACACATACTGGAATACAGTTCCAGTTGCATCTGGTTTCTCAACAGATAATACTCCTGTCACAGTTGGTGATGGTCTGTGGGGTCTGGAAGCACAAGGAACCGATTATAGTGGACTTGGCAATGTAACTTACAACTTCACTGGTGGTGTTGACTATCAGGCAGATGGTGGAATGACCGCATTACTTGGTGATTTGGCTACTTCATACAGACTCTTCACTAATAAGGATGACGAGGAAGTTGATTACCTTATCATGGGTCCTGGTCTTTCGGCTGAAACTGATACACAGGCCAAGGCAAACCTCCTCATCTCACTGGCACAAGGAAGAAAGGATTGTGTAGCTACCATCTCACCACACAGAGATAACGTTGTCAACGTAACCAATTCAACAACGGCTACTAACAACGTTCTTGGATTCTACTCACCTATCTCATCTTCCTCATACGCGGTACTTGATTCGGGTTACAAGTACACCTTCGATAGATTCAACAATCAGTTCAGATATATCCCAACTAATGGTGATACAGCTGGATTGATGGTTAGAACTTCTATTGAGTCCTTCCCTTGGTTCTCACCAGCTGGTCTCCAAAGAGGTATCATTAACAATTCTATCAAGTTGGCCTACAACCCAGACAAGTCACAGAGAGACCTTCTGTATTCTTCAAGAATCAACCCCATCATCACTAAGAAGGGTGCTGGAACACTTCTGTTCGGTGATAAGACGGCTCTTGGATACGCCTCCGCGTTTGATAGAATCAACGTTAGAAGATTGTTCCTTACAGTCGAACAATCCCTGGAATCAGCATCTGAGTCAACTCTGTTTGAACTCAACGACGCTCAGACCAGAGCAAACTTCGTTAACATTGTTGAACCTTATCTCCGTGATGTTCAGGCGAAGAGAGGAATCTATGACTTCCTCGTTGTTTGTGACGAAACAAACAACACTCCTGATATTATTGATAACAATGAATTTAGAGCTGACATCTTCTTACAACCAGCTAAGTCGATTAACTTCATCACTCTGACCTTTGTTGCTACTAGAACTGGAATTGATTTCAGTGAAGTAGTTGGCACAGTTTGATTATATTAAATAATACTAGGAGGACCTAACAATGGCAGAAACAAGAACACTTTCGGAATTTAAATCAAGATTGGCTGGCGGCGGTGCCCGCCCCAATCTGTTTGAAGTATCGATTCCTTCCTTCCCCTCTTCCATCTCGGAAGCTTGGGGACCTGGAATCCAGGACGAGAACGGCACCTTTAATTTCTTATGTAAAGCAGCTAATCTACCTGCTTCAACAGTAGCATCTTTCAATGTTCCTTTCAGAGGAAGAAACTTGAAGGTAGCTGGTGATAGAACATTCGCACCTTGGACAGTCACCATCATCAATGATGAGGACTTCAAACTCAGAACTGCGTTTGAAAGATGGTCTAATGTACTTAGTAAGTTGGATGACGCTACTGGTGTTACCAACCCTACCTCATACATGACTGATGCTTATGTTCAACAACTTGGCAGAGGAGCTCAAAGATTCTCCACTACTAATGAAGGTGGACAGTCGGCTGTACTGAGAACTTACAAGTTCTATGACATCTTCCCAACTAACATCAGCGAGATTGCATTGAGTTATGACACTGGTGATACACTCGAAACATTTGATGTTGAGTTCCAAGTTCAGTACTTCACAGTAGGTGACTCACTCCAGTCCAATGGTGGAGCCGCAGGTGAGGTTCAGATAAGTTGATAAATAACTAGAAGACAATTTCTAGTTACAAATATAATGGCTGCGAGATTATTTGGATTCTCAATTGAAGATAGCGAAAAGACCCCGCCCGGTCTAGTGTCTCCCGTTCCTCCGTCTAATGCGGATGCGAACGAGCACTATGTATCGAGCGGGTTTTTTGGTTCGTATGTAGATATTGAAGGAGTCTATAAAACTGAAAATGATTTAATTAGAAGATATCGTCAAATGGCACTCTACCCTGAGTGTGATAGTGCGATTGAAGATATTGTAAACGAAGCTATCGTTTCTGATACTAATGACTCACCTGTAGAGATTGAACTTTCTAATCTGAACGCTAGTGATGGCATTAAAAAGAAAGTAAGAGAAGAGTTTAAGTATATTCTAGAACTCCTCGACTTTGATAAGAAGTCACACGAGATTTTCCGTAACTGGTACATTGACGGAAGAATCTACTACCATAAGGTTATTGATACCAAGAATCCCACAGAGGGTATTCAAGAACTGAGATATATTGACGCAGCTAAGATGCGTTATATCCGTAAGTTGAAGCAGAAAGGAAAAGATAGTGTAAATCAACTTGCTAGAACTTTTGATAGAGACAATCCTGAAACCTATGAGTTTCCAGAGATTGAAGAGTTCTTCATCTACAACCCTGGACACGGGGCAGGTTCTGGTTCAAGCGGATATGCAGCTAACTCGGCATCCAAGGGTGTCAAGATGACTCGTGATTCTGTCACCTATTGCACCTCTGGTTTGGTAGACAGAAACAAGGGATCAACTCTGTCCTGGTTACACAAGGCTATCAAACCTCTGAACCAGTTGATGATGATTGAGGATTCCCTCGTTATCTATCGTCTGTCAAGAGCACCAGAAAGAAGAATCTTCTACATTGACGTTGGTAACCTTCCTAAAATGAAGGCGGAACAATATCTCCGTGATGTGATGCAGAGATATAGAAATAAACTTGTCTATGATGCAAATACTGGTGAAATCAGAGACGATAAGAAGTTCATGTCGATGATGGAAGACTTCTGGCTTCCTCGTCGTGAAGGTGGTCGTGGCACTGAAATTACTACACTACCTGGTGGTCAGAACCTAGGTGAGATCACTGATATCAATTACTTTCAGAAAAAACTCTATCGTTCACTGAACGTACCAGAGACCAGACTTCAAGGTGAAGGTGGTTTCTCTCTTGGAAGATCCTCTGAGATTATGAGAGATGAAATTAAGTTCTCCAAGTTTGTTGGTAGAATGAGAAAGAGATTCTCTGCCATGTTCAACGACATGTTGAGAACACAACTCCTTCTCAAAAATGTCATCACTCCAGAAGATTGGGAGTATATGGCTGATCATATTCAGTATGACTTCCTGTATGACAACCATTTTGCTGAACTGAAAGATGCTGAACTTCTCCGCGAGAGAGTCACATTGGCTATGGAAGTTGAGCAATTTGTTGGCAAGTATTACTCCACTGATTATGTAAGACGTAAGATCTTACGTCAGACTGATGAGGAAATCATCGAACAAGATGAACTCATCAAAGATGAAATCGAAAGTGGTGCTATCCCAGACCCAGCTATGATGGCAATGGGTGACCCAGCTGCCATGGGTGGTGATGCTGCTATGGGTTCACCAACTGGACCAGATGCTGCACCACTTGACCCACCAGCCCCCGAACCAGATGAAACACCAGCAGGTTCTAGAAGGAATCCTGAGGGTGGCATTATCTAAATACACATAAAACGAGACTAAACCATGGAAGAATTAATGGATTTGCTTGTGACTGATGAATCTCCATCACAGACAAGTGACAAAATTAAAGACATTCTGTTTGCAAAAACAGCAGAAAAGATCAACGCTATCAGACCAAATGTAGCTGCTTCTGTATTCGATGAACCAACATTGGAAATCGAAGACGAAGTAGAAGTTGAGGCTGAGCTTGAGATTGATCAAGAAGTTGATACTGAAGAATAATAAATACTGAATAGGACTATTAAAACAAAAAATAATGACTGCTCTAAAACCGGTAGGTGTTAATACTACATTCGCTACCAGTACTACATCGGCTCAATCAGTCAATATCCTCCAACAGAGTGATTCGATTCGTGTAGTTGCTGAAGGTGCAGGGGTTCACGTTGCTATTGGAACTAATCCAACTGCAACTGTTGACAATTTTTATGTTGGAGTTACAGACGATCAACAAATTAGTCTTGGTCCTGTCAGATCTCAAAGAGTTGTTGGTATTGTTACTGGTACAACCACAATCATTGATTTTCCTGAGGGAACTGGAAGTCCTTTTGAGATTGGTGATGCTGTATCACTGACAGTAACTGGTCAAAGTAACTTTGATTTTGCACACAAGATTGTGTCAAGTATTGACACATCTGCTGGTGTTCATGGTTATTTCGCCACCAGATTGACAGTTGATCACGATTCATCAAGTGTAACAGATGCATTTGAAAGTGTTGAAGCAACACTGAGAAGATCCATCAGAGTAGCGTGTAAAACCAATGCTGGCACTGGCACAGTATTCATCCAACAAGTACAAGTTTCCTGAATAGAACAATGAAACTAATTAGAGAAGAAATCGAATCAGTTGATTTTATCGTTGAAGAAAAGAACGGTAAAAAGAATATGTTCATTGAGGGAATCTTTTTACAAGGTGACCTTCAGAACAGAAATGGAAGGATGTATCCAATGGCTACCTTGAGAAAGGAAGTACAAAGATACAATGAGAACCACATCCAAACCGGGAGGGCACTTGGAGAACTCGGACATCCAGAAGGCCCAACTGTTAATCTGGATCGCGTCTCTCACAAAATTGTTTCGCTCAAGGAGAACGGAACCAATTTTATTGGTAAAGCAAAAATCTTATCAACTCCGATGGGTAAGATTGCGGAGTCTCTCATTAGCGAAGGAGTTAAACTTGGTGTTTCTTCTAGAGGCATCGGATCACTCAGAGCAACAAGAGAAGGAGTAAATATTGTTGGTGACGACTTCCTGTTATCAACAGCAGCTGATATCGTCGCTGACCCTTCCGCACCTGATGCTTTTGTTGAAGGTATCATGGAAGGAAAAGAGTGGGTTTGGGATGGTGGAATCCTTAGGGAAGCCACGGCCCGTAAAACCTACAAACAGATTAATACCCTTGTCACACAGGGTCAACTTGATGAAAAGAAACTTGATCTTTTCAACGATTTTCTGAATAATCTGTAAATCGTATCAATTTATAAATAAATATAGATTAAATTAATAAGGTTAATCGGAGTAATTCAAATGTCTCGTGGAGATTTACAAGAAATGGAGCAGTCAAAGACAGCTGTGAACGCGAACGCTAAACCTGCAGAGGCCATGCCGAAGCTTTCCAACCCTGGTGAGGGTCAGTCAGTATCCTATGAGGATCTTGGTGGACCTACCCCAGAGAACTACAGCCCAACTAACGATTCAGCTAAGCTCAAAGAGCCTAAGATCAAGACCGTTAGTGACGTTGTAAACAAGGGAGCTAAGAAGGCTGATCCAATGGATTCCTCTAAGAAAGGTACCTACGGCGAAGAAGCTGAGGTAGAAGAGGAAGTCCTCGAAGAAGAGGAAGTCCAAGAGACAGTAGCCGAACAGGAAGTTGACATCGAAGAAGATGTTAACGCACTCCTGGGTGGTGAGGAACTCTCCGAAGAGTTCAGAGAAAAGGCTAAGATGATTTTCGAAGCCGCTCTGACATCCAAAATTAAGGAGATCCAAGAAGAACTCGAAGGTCAGTTTGAAGCTAAACTGGCTGAAGAGAAAGAGACCATGAAAGAAGAACTGGTCTCAAGAGTTGATTCGTATCTTGAGTACGTCGCTGAAGAGTGGATGACTGAGAACGAATTAGCAATCGAGCACGGTCTGAAGACCGAGATGACTGAATCATTCCTCTCTGGAATGAAGAGTCTTTTTGAAGATCATTATGTAACTATCCCTGAAGAGAAATATGATGTGCTTGAGAGCATGGTAGACAAACTTGATGAAATGGAAACAAAACTCAACGAGCAGATTGAGAAGAACATCGGACTGAACCAGCGTTTGGCTGAATCAGTTTCCGACAATATTCTTGAGTCCGTTTCTGAGGGTCTCGCGACCACCCAGAAAGAGAAGCTCGCTTCACTTGCCGAAAGTGTTGAGTTTGAAAGTGAAGAAGAATATCGTGAAAAGTTGGAGACTCTGAAGGAGTCATACTTCTCCAAGTCACCAGCACCAGCTAAAGCAGCAGTAGCAAAACAGGAAACCCTTTCTGAGGGTGTTGACACCACTTCCGCTCCTACTAAGGGTGGAATGGACGCATACCTGAGAGCACTGGGTAGCTTCAGCAAATCCTGAATTTAACATTAAATCAAACGTAAACATTACAAAGGTAAAAGCAAATGTTCCAATCCGAACATCTGCAGGAAAAGTG